CAATCAGTTATGATAATAATTTTTTCGACAAGTCTTCAACTGGTGCCAAATCTGTAGGCAATCTTGACATGGTCAGAACATCAATGCCATAAGAGATGGCATTTTCAATTGCATCCATAGCGATAGCCTCAAGAGAATTGTTCTTCCAACGAGTGTATGCGAAAGTTACAGAGACTTTGTGGAAACCATCAGAAGACCAATCAAGGTCCATAGCAACAACACTTTTAGGAAATGCATCGTAAAGATCCACAGAATAAGAAATATCATTCTGTAAATCATATTGATTAATCCTTAATGCAACGGCATAATCCTTCTTGTATTTCATATTGAAATTGAGTGAAGGGTTAATCCAATCTAACCAGGCATCGAAGAATTTCTTTTCGGACATATCATCGCTAACCAAAAAGGTCAGTGTGATATCATCAAAAGTTGTTTGGTATGGAAACTGTTCATCAAGGTTATAAATCTTTTGAGTTGTGGTAGAAATATTTCTTCCTGGCAACTGTGCATTATCGCAACGAAACTTCAATCTTCTAGATGCGCCAAGGTATGGAACCATACCCAAAGGTATTGGAACCTCAACATCAAAACGACTTGGTCTTGCCAAGTCGGTTGAAAAATTTGCTTTAAAATCTGATATGGATCCGGACATTAGTTTTCTCGTTACATCTTAGTTAGTGAATCTGCATGAACGCGACTTGCTGTTGCCTTCTTAAACTGTGCAGTAGGAAGAAATATTGCTGTTTCCCATTCACCAGGTTTAATTGCCACAATATCGGAGCGAACCTGTTTAGTCAGATAGTGCTTAATACATGGTTTAAATTCTCTATATCTACTTGCAGTTGCCAATATTTCATATGTAACTTTAAGTCTTTTTATCTCATTGTTCTTATCATATACAGCAAAGTCTCTGAGTTTATCAAGGAATGCTGCACGAACCAATGGAGGTAAATAGTGTAGGTTTAATCCCATAAAACCAGGTTCACCATCGGCTCCAGGTTTCATATGCAAAGGAATTACAAGAGGAAATATGTCATAATATTGCAACTCGTCCTTCATTTTAGGATCATAATAGAATTGGCACAGGCCACCAATCTGAAATCCACCACTTCTGGAAGATTCAGCTAGAATTTCATTGGCCAATCTTTTAGGCGAACGAAGACCCCTGATGTTCTCTCTTAGCCATCTAATGGAAGACTGGCTCAAGAATTCTAGCTCCTGAGCCGTCTTTTTCTGTGCGATTTGTGTTAGTGTAGATATCATCCAACTATTTATGTCAGAACCTATACGCTATCAAATCATAACCATCAATGAAAGTCTTATAACCCTGTTGATCCAATACCCATTTCATCCAAACAGCTTTTGATTGTGTGATATGTGCAATCTCGATCTTATATAAATCGGCAGTCAATCCGTTCTGCATGATTTGTAGGAAGATTTCATAGTCAAAACCTTCTGTGTCAACTTGAATGAAATCAAACTTCGTGTTGTATTTCTCCAACAGTGTTTTGTATGTGATTGTTCTGATAATTTGTGGCACCATATGCTGACGAAGGTCTTCCAGGTGATTGTCTGGTAGTAATGTTGTACAACCATCAGCCCAATCCGGAACTACACCAGACTTAATTTTTTCAGTTGGAATACGATAGATTTCTGCCGTACCATCTTCTTTGCTGATTGCGGTGTTCTCAAATTTTAAACCAGTTTTGTGGGCATAATTGTCTAGAAGACGCTCAAACATGTCTGGAAGTGGTTCAACTAGAACACCTGTCCAGTAATTGTTCATGACATATTGATACAAATCGTCATGCTTGACGCCATCCATGGCACCAATTTGAAGGAAGTTTATCTTTCTACCCTTAAATCTGTTGTAACGAGACAACACTTCACGAAATGTGGTAGGAGTAGTTGGTTGTTCTTTCTTGAGCCAATCTAAATCTTTACGGTCCGGTTTTTCGGTGTACCAACCAGTTGGTTTAGCCAAGTTCTGAATTGATTCGAAGTATTCCTTGTACATCTTACCAACTTTGGTAAATAATTGGCAACTGCCCAATCTCTACAGGCCTGTGGTGAAATCGTATCAATATTCTGTGCGGCCCATAAGAATTGTTCAAAAGTTCTGCATCGGAAACCAGTTACACCATGTTGTACAGTTTCTGTAAATGCACCCCAATCCGTAGAGATTACTGGAGTTCCAGACATCATTGCTTCAATTGCAACGTAACCAAAAGGTTCACTGTACAACGTTGGACAGAACAGACCTCTTGCGCCAGCCATGAGTTTCTTGCGCTTTTCTACGTCTGCATAACCAACATATTCAACGTGTGGTGGCCAACCATCAGGCAGATTACAGTCATGTGGGCCATATGTAGTACCTGCAAGAATTAGTTTGACACCAAGACGTTCACACACCTGTGCGGCAATCTGCACACCTTTGGTCCACATAATACGACCCATCATCAAGAAATAGTCGTCTTTCTTGTCACGAAATTCGAATTCGGTCACATCCAAGCCAGAAGGGATAACTACATCATAATATCTAGAATCGGCAGACGATACATAATGTTGCCCCTGTAGACCATGCATGACTGCATACGATTCATACACCTTATATGGTGCATAATGCGAAGAATAACCAATCGAAGGTTCTACTGCAAATAGGTCTGGGAAGGCATCAGTGACAGGTTTTTGAGCCCCACCAAAAAATGGTAGAATAATATCACCAGGCTGCTTGCGTTTAGCAATCTCTTTGATACAATTCTCGTTGAAGGTTCTATAAGCCGAATCATTTACATCATACTTTAGACCTTGTGCTTTCCAGTCATAGATTCCATACGCTTTTTCTAGCACGGCATCATTGGTGACTGTGACATGTTCAGCACAGACCACCTCGGATCGTTCGTGTCCATAGTGAATGACATGCATACCCTGTTCGGTATACATCTTACAGAAGTTGATAACCTTCTGAGTAAATGCACAAACGGTATATTCTTTGGTTGATGCAGTATGTGGAACTGCCAAAACGTGTACTCTAATCATTTAATTCCTAAATCATATTCTGTTAATACTTTAAATTCCCACTTCCTGTCCGCACAGAACTCGGTAGCGGCTTTCCACTTCGCATCATTGATGCCCCAGGTTACAACTTCATTGATGTACTGTTTAGTAACACGTTTTTGAGGCTTAGGTGGTTGAGTTTGACGGTGAGGCTTTACTTCCAGCACCATCTCTTTGATTGTATCATCTTTTTGCTTAACTTTCACGTAAAAATCAGGGAAATAACGATGCACTCTACCATCCACGGGAGATTTGTATGGAATAGAGAATTCTTCTGATCCCCATTCTATAATTGATTCATTGTTGTCCAACCAGGTCATCACTCTGCACTCCCATGTTGAACGATATATGATGTTCTTGTGATCTCCACGATATTTCTGTGGATTCTTTGGTGTGTATTTGCCTTTGTATGCCATATAAATATAAGTACCTAATTCTAATAAAAACCCATGAAAATAACTATACCAACATCTATAGCTGGCGCCTCAGTTTTGCCGTCCGGCATTTCTGGACCATTGGCTAAACTATTCGGTAACAAATTTGATAAAAACGTGCTATATTATCCAAGAGATTTGGGTACAGATAGCGCACGTAAGCATTACATTGAATTCAAAATATTCAAAAATATGCCTAAAGCTGCACAAACAAGTCAAAACATACAACCTGCAACGAGCCTCGACCTCAACAATATTGGTGATAAATTGGGTTCAGTTTTGGGTGATGTGGGCAAATATTTATACCAAGGAACAACAACATCTCCAGTAGACCAAAATGCAGCAACAACTATAGCACTGTATATACCAGACAGTGTGAATGTTGCATACACTTCTGAATACAATGATGTTAATTTGACCTCTGCACTGGGTTCTCCTTACTTTTTGGCTCAGGCTGGTGCATCTTTCGGTAATGAAGTTAATAAAATTCTCAAAGATGGTTTGAATGCCAATAGTATTAAAAATGCAGTCGGCAGCAATCCGTACGCAATGGTTGCATTGGGTAAATTAATTGGTATTGCTGGAGGTAATGGAAAAGATACGGCAGATTTGTTATTGAGAGGTATTGGCAGAGCATTGAATCCACAAGTTCAAGTTCTCTTCAAACAAGTTGGCCTGAGAAAATTCCAATTCGAATTTACACTCACTCCTTATTCCAGTGAAGAATCTTTATACATTAAAGAAATAATTAAACAATTAAAATTGGCATCTGCTCCGGAAATTGACAACTCTACGGCCATCGAAGGCACAGGTATGTTCTATAAAATACCAGATCAATTAGAAGTGCAATTCATGTATAACGGAAAACGAAATGAAAATGTACCTAAAATTGCTAGATGTGTCATTGAAAATGTGAAAGTAGATTATGCACCAATGGGTTGGATAACATTCAATGATGGTACACCTGTGCAAACAAAACTAACCTTAGAACTTAAAGAGATTGAAATCATCGATAAGACAAGAATCAATCAGGGATATTAATGTTATATTTCAATACTTTACCGAAAATATTGACGGCGGATCAAAACGGCAATTATGTTTTGATGACTAATCTTTTGACAAGAGCCAAATTGTTGGAAGAGTTGCAGAATAACCCAATGTTATTCTACCAGTACTCAATTCAGGATGGCGATACACCAGAGATTGTCGCCGACAAATATTATGGGGATTCATATCGCTATTGGATTATTCTATATTCAAACCAAATATTGGATCCACTATGGGATTGGCCACTGAACAATGAACAATTTTTGGCATACTTAGACAGTAAATATGCGGTAGAAGCTGAGGCAGAAGGTAAAACACCATTTGAATATACAAATCTTACAATCAAAAGTTACAATAAACTTACCACAACTAAGGATACAATATCAGAAATTGAAGTTGTGCAAACAACGTCTTTGACTGAGGCGGATTACAACTCACTTGTACCAACAACAACAACTTATACATTGAGCGATGGTTCAACTTCAACAGTGACCATTTCAAAAGAAGCTGTAACAATTTATGATTATGAATATCAAACGAATGAAAATAAAAGATTGATAAAAGTCATGAATGAACTGTATGTTCCACAGATGGAAACACAACTTCGCACACTAATGAGTCAATAATATGAGTACAGTCATTCAGAATCCGGACGGATCCAAATTACAGACCGTCACAATAACTGCGAAAAGAGAAGATCCGTTACAAATTGGATTAGTGAATGCTGACGAGTATTATCTCGAAGCAGTCACATTAATTACTCCGATTGAACAAACCAGTCTGACTGGAATAATGGTGGAAATTTCTTATTTTGAAGATATTATGAGGAGTTCTATAACGGGCGAAATTGTATTGAGCGATTCGTTGGGTCTGATTGAACGTCTTTCTATGTGCGGTAATGAATATCTACACTTATC